GAGAACTTAATAAACACGCCCTCGCTGCCGCTCGGGCTTATACAACAAATTAAAACATCGTCGCTCGCTGGCGCTCGCTCCTCCATACCTCTTGGCGATCGGAAACGTAATCGTTCCGATAAAAAAAAGCAGTCACTAAAAAAATTAGCCCCTGCCAAAAGTGTCCAAAAAAAATGGACTTTCGCTAAAGCTAACACCCAAATTACGCCATACGTACTCAGGCGATATGCTTTTCGCGAATTATAAAAAAATATACATTTAGCTAATGCTGTAACAACAGTATCACCTAAATGTATATTCAACATAAGAAAAAATAAAGGTTTAGCCTAGAAGAGCAAACCCTGCCCCTCTAGACTAAACCTTAGATGTTCATATCTTATTAGCCCGACCAAGAACATCTTTTAAGGGTCGGAATAAGGTTGTCGTCCCACTCGCTCTCGACAACTAGAGCTATATGCTATTAATATTTAATGACGATAATAGCAAGCGTCGGTAAAATTATTAAGCTTCAGCACCTGTAGTATTTTCTACTGTAGGAGCTTCATCTTTGATAATTTCGATGCCTTCAGTATCATTACCAGTAGAGCCGAAGGATTTCTTTAAGCTACGAAGTTCATCGCTTACGCTAGCTTCCTTCCATGCTTCTTTACCTTCATTGATAATAACACTAGTCGCACCCATAGCCAATTCGGATACCTTCTTTAGGCCTCCGAATAGACCTTTAGCACCTAGGCCTACGGCACCGATGCCCGCATCTTTAATAGTGTTGGTCTGACGACCAACAAATTTTGTAGCTGTTTTGGTCCAGCCTGAAACCATTGTATTGCGTTTAACGCGACTGAATGCGTCAGTGATATCTTTAAGATGTTCATCACTAACTTCTACTTTAATTCCTCCGTCGATTTCTTCAACAGAGCCTTGATATTCTACCTGAATTTTTTCGCTCATGTAAGCGATAACTTCAGGATTTGCGTGTTTAAGATTAAAAGTTGCCATTGTGGGCCTCCTCTTTATTAATAAAAATAAAGGGGGCTAATGCCCCCAATGTTAGATAAGGTCTTCTGCAGACACTTCTTCAGCCTTAATCTCACGAATGAGATTTAATGTGCTGTTAATGCACGCCATGCGATGTTTTGCATTTGGAGTGTTCTTTGGTCTAAGAGCTTTAAGCTCACCATTAACCTCTACGATTTCATAAGCGTAAGAGGATTGTACGCCAAAGGCAAGTTTCACGCCGTTGTCGGCAACGCCACGGTTAAATTTAACAACATCGCCAGCAGACAATTCTACGCCTTCTGGAACCTCCAAGGCATATGAGTGTTCTTGGCTTAAGCGAGAGATACGCAAGCGAACGTTTTGTTGTTGAGCATCTTTCAATGCTAATGCAAGACGTTTAAATTGTTCGCGGTCTTCTGCAGAGTCGGCTTCTTTCATCACATGGTCAGCTACTTTAGCTGGTGTTAAACCATCTTTAATAGCTTTCATGATAGAATAACAACGAATTGCAACCGCATCACTGGTTACAATTTCACCTGTAAACTGACCATAGTTTACAGACTTATTAGCAAATAACTCAACTTCTTGAGCTAATGCGTTAGCACCCATACCTACGTAAGATGCTCCTGCAACTTCCATGCGTGTAGGTTTAGTGTCACGAACACCATTAACACCTGCAACAACTGCAGATTTCATGTTAGCGAAACCATTAGCATTAGAGCCAAAAACATAAGAAACAACATTAGCGAATTTTTTTTGAGTAGACATGATAGTCCTCCTTCTTAAATAAAAGTATCCCGACTGAGCTTCTCGGGATGAAAATAAAATCTCCTCTTGCACACACTTGCAAGAGATATCAACATTAGATAGGTCAATGCTTATCTAATGCTCATATCTCCCGCAGTCTTCACCGCGGAAGAAGAGGAGAAAAAGTATGAAAGGGACCTTCACACAAAAGGCCCCATGAAAGATTTCGGCACGGAGTGCTCTCAATCTCGTAAAGGTTATAAAACCTTATATCAACTACCGTAGATGCACATATTGAAGTTGTTGTGTATCTTATTAAAGGGAGGTATTATGAGTACATAGCACCTACGGTAGCTTATATAAAGCTTTATAATAAAAATAAATATGACCCTAGCTATTAATAGAGGGTCACAGGAGATTTCGCCCCGGAGGGGAAACTTCAGAAGTTAACCCTCGGGAGAAATCTTATAAAGCTTTATCGCTTATTCAAGCGATGTTGCAATACTGCCATTTTGACAGCACTGCCTACAGTCCAGCCCACTAGGAACCAGAACACGCGGAAAGTTACAGGGTATTCCGCATAAAACTCATTTAACCATTTTGTGAATTGTTTTTGCATGATAATGCCTCCATTAGCGATTAATTAAAATTAACAGTGTAATAGTAAAACTAATTACAAAACCTAATTGAAATGCTAGCATCTTATAGACGCTAGCACAATCTTCTCTAGCCTTATTAAGGCCTATTATAACTTCGTTCATAGAGCACCTCCATTAATCAGCCATACCACAAGAGCGATACGCTACTAATGTTCTGGATACAAATTCGTATCCTTGATGTTCACGAAGAACACTAAAAATTCCGTCAACGGATTGAACAGATAAAAATTCTCCAGATTGGGATTTTAATGTGTAATTATACAAAGCTTCTACGAACATGATTTTCTCCTCCTAACGTAGAATGAAAGAATATGAGGACAAATTGCCTCATGAAAAATTTCGGCACGGAGTGCCAAAGAACTTCAACAGGAGTACTATGCCGTAAATGTAGATATAGTATTCCCATAGAAGATTTAGCCCCGGCGGGGGCTATTCTCCAGTTAATAATTTAATAGTCTCTGGAGATAATATGCGATATGATGCTTCTGTACAGAGATACATCGGCCGACGTTCATAGCTAACACAATCTTCATCGTCGTCGCCACTAATATCTGCCCAAGCACTAATTTCGATAATTTTAGTGCCATCAACAGATGCAATACTGCCAGAACATATGCAATCTTCGTAATATTTTTCTACGATAATTTCATATGCTTCATCAAGGCTATTAGCCTCAATGATTGTGTCGTGGTATAACTCACCGAAAAATACGTACTTCATTAGATGCCTCCATAAATACGTTGAACATCTTCTAGAATGTCCAACACATCTTCAACTTCTAACCAGCCACGTACATCGTCAGTGATAGGTGTGTCGTAACAACACTTATCATCTCTAAGCATAGCTAGCTCGAACAAACCTTCGTCCCCGCCGTATGTCATGGAGCTTCGAATTACGGATACTTCCATATCACTATGGCCTGGTACAGAAAATCTATAGCATTCGGTTTCAGGAGCAAATACTCCTGCTTCCCGAATGAAGAAATCTTTAAATAATGGATGACGAACAAAGTCTTTTACAACTTTGTCATCATTAGATACATTGGCAGATAATAATTCTGCCCAAGAATTTTCGTTTGTTTGCAATGGCATAGTCGCCTTAATAGTTTTCATAGTTTTTTCTCCTTCTATGAATAAATAAAGTACAGAGGGATAAAATACCCTCATAAATAATTTCGGGCCGGAGGCCTTTCTATCGTAGAACGACCGACGCCCGCACCTATTCTTCTCATTAATAGCACTACATCATCTATATATAGACAATGTAGTACTACCAATGAGAAATCAAAATAATAATGAGAGTAAACCCCTCATAAGTGATTTCGTGGCGGAGCCAAGAAACAATCTTCAACTTATAAGGGGTTTATCTAGAGTGAATATGTGTTTCTTCTGAAAAAGCTAGAAAGGGGGACCCGGAGGGTAAATTAATCTAATACTGTAAGCATTAAAGCTACAGATTTGATCTCACGCCCTTTCTTTTCAAACTGATTAAAGCACATGTTGTCCACATGCACCTTAACTTTAGCTTCGCCGTAAGATCTCATAATCATCTCACGAATTTCAGAGGATAAAGATATAGCACATAATTGTGCATATCCATCTCCTTTTAAAGACTTTACGAAAATGCCGTCTGATGGCGCTTTACCGTCTAAGCCCTTTGCTTTAATAGCTTTTGCTACAGAGCCTGCCATTAAGACAAACTCTTCGTATCTAATAACTTCGCCATTAGAGTCTTCTTTATGGAAACCTTGTGCTACCGCAACTTTTGATGCAGCATTAGCAAAGTCATTGGATTTTACTAACAACTGCTTCTTAGGACGGTCAAGTTCCATACCGTCTAACGGTGTTACGATAATGTACAAGCTACCATTTTCGCGCACGAACAATTCATATGATCCATTCACAGTCGGGTCACAGAATAAATATTCATCTGAAGACAAGCCCTTATTGAAGAAGACGTATTCGCCTTCTTCTTCATCAAGACCTGTTGCTGGTTTATAGGCATCAGCAGCGCCTTTAAAACGAGGTGTTACCTCAACAACACGAAGAGATTCTAATTGTTTCTCTTCGTCTGCGTTATCCCATGCATAGTGAACAAGGTCTTTTTTAAGGCATACGCTGCCATAAATAAAACCTTGTTTACGAGCTCCTTCATAAACATTTGTTTCGTCTGGATTAATGCCCATGCCCCAGATAAGCATATTGCGAACATAATTCGCAATCTTGGACATTGGAGAGCTCATTAGCTCTCCTTTAATGTTCTCATTGGAGGACTTTCTAATGTCCTCAATGAGTTCATTTACATAACCAGTAAGGCCTTTAGCCTCACTGTTTTGTTTTTTCAAGTTAATACCATAAGCATCCACCGTAGCTTTTAGTTGCTCTAATGCAACCTCAGCTACTTCATTCTGGATCTCATACAATCCAGATTTAATGCCTAAACTTTTTTGTTGTTGTTGTTTTTGATTGATTTTCATTTTGTTTCTCCTCTTAAAAATTCTCTACCAATCTTAACAGCATCACTCAAATTAAGCGTGCCATTTTCAATATCTAAATCGATGCATGCATATTGTTTTCTACGCATGCTGTGGATACCTTTAAGCATTTCACCTAAAGGATCAAAAGCTGTACCAGGGCCAGCTTTGGCCATATCAATGATATGACCAATGATACTTGGCGCGATAATTAATACGTCGACCAAGTAATTTAATATGGATTTATCATCCATATTAGAAGCCAAGAAATCTTCATACATGGCTTTAACTTTATCTGTACAACATTCATCTTCATGAATATCGACATTAGCCATATAATGACGTTGATATTCTGGCTTGGATACATCTACTTTGAGATCAAGATTCTTGCGAATAATGTCGCAAGACTGATGGAACACGATTGTTCCTCGTGTTCCAACTATTTCAAGAACGAGGGAAGATTTGTTTACATATTTTCCCACATTCATGTCGGTCAAGCCAGACACAAACACGTTCTCGATAAATTCAGCATAACTAGCTGCTTCAAGTAAGCCTTGAGCAGCTACCTCGCTTTTGATACCGACCATATAATGGACCTTGCCATCATATAGGTCAGCATCTGTGCCGACGAGCCATAGGTGTTTGTCGGTATCATGATCCGACCCCCCTTGGCTCATCTTGAAATATTCGCTGCCTGTGCAAATGAATCCACTAATCGGAATCATTTTTAGCTCATCTAAAGCAGCGTTAACTAAACCTTGAGCTAACTTTTCAAGGTTTTTTACCACGCCTTTGGACGCTAAATATTTCATGGCATCCTTAACGTATTCGTCATATCTGTTATTTAACAGATTAACGAAATATTGTGATGGATAAATCACAGCATTGTAGGATTCCCCTGCATGAGGGAATCTAATGCCTTCAGCTTTGATACCCAAACCTAAGTTAAGGCAAAGTTCCATAAGCTCTTTGTTTGATTCAGTAGCAATAAGTTCTGCTTTAACTTCTGAAGATATTTCTTCTCCAGTTACATCTAAAGCACGATATCCGCACTTTCTTAAAGTACGGATAAACTTAGCGTTGGATACACCAATTTGGTGTTCCTCAACTAAGCGATTGCTGGAGAATTTAAGAATAGGATCTACCTCAGCAGTAGCCATAAAGCTACCGCAACCGCTGTCCCATTTGGAGTTTTCGAACATCTTGTTCAAAGCCTCTACTATATTCTTTACGAAGGAGATGCCAACTTGAGCATCTTCTTGTAAAATTTGAGGCATAAGAGCAACAGCTCTATCCACTTCAGAGCCATGATAATTGCCATGGAAATGTGCTTCAATCTTAGAAGAAATTTCTTTTTTCGCTACTTGCGCAATATATGCGCGATTTAATTTCTTGTTCATAGTTTTCTCCTCTCTGAACAAACAACTGAGCTCCTACACAACATATTGACAGTGTTGTGTGGAGATTCTCCCACGAGTCTCGTGGAAGAATTGAAGGATGCGCCACTCCCATGCTTTAGGAGATGGTGCCAATTCAGGTGTACGTTTCATTCCGTTTTCGTCTGTTATTGCTAACAAACGACCTTTCGGATTACCAAAGAAGGCAACATTATAATTGCCTTTCTTATAGTACTCACTAAATTTTTCAGCATGGATTACACCATCTTCCATGCTATAGATTTTAACTTTATCCATAGCTAAGAAAGCTTGTTTCCAAGCTTCCATCGATTTACTATGGAGTGGTTGAGAACCAACCTTAATTGATAAGGATGTAATTCTCATCTGATGATAGCTAGGCTTACTAGCCGGCATGCCATATGTATCACAAAACCACTCGTGGTTGTGATACGCCATGCCATCATAGCTATCACCAAACTCGGTCGAATCGAGCTTAGGTACGATTGCAATGCAATCTTTGTTTAAGTCGATTTCAATAGTCTGTGCTGGAGCTGCAAATAGCCCAACATACGTGTTGAGCTTTTGCGCTTTACCAGGCGTTAGTGCAATGGCATGGAAGCCTTGTGCACATAACGCTTGTACACGAGCCTCGAACTTTTCACGTTCGGACTCGAATACCATTACTACCATCAATTGCCTAATCATTGATGGTGATAATTGCAGTGCATTTAAATAACGAAGCAATGGATGTTTCTTCGTTAACTCAAGCACAGCAATTACATCTTGGACTTCCCTTAAATGAGAGAAATCCAATTTAGCAATGCCGGGGATATAATTATTCGTATCAACGAACACTTTATTCTCCCATCTTACACTATCGGATGGGCCATCTAAACAGATGACCCCTGTGGCGATGGATGCCCTAATGGTGTCACCATGTTCCAGTATGCCGCTAACAGGAAGGCTAGATATACTTGCATGTGCAAGTGGCACTCTAGCTTTTCCCTTCAATTCAAACGTAAAGCTAGACACATTTGCAGTTTCAAACTGCTGTAATGCGCCTAGATCTTCCATATGGTTATGGAAGACTTGTTTTACTGCCTCTTGAGCAGCACGTTGTTTTCTTAAAGATTTAATTTTATCCATTTTTTCTCCTCCATGAATAAAATAAATAAAAATAGTTTAACGTCATTTCGGACAATAATATAAACAGATTATTTAATTTGTTTTAAATCTGTTATATCTTCGAAACATTTGCTTGGAGCATTATTTTCACGCATCCAAGTTTTGGCTTGTTCAAGGCCATTAAAGCCTTTGAACTTAGAACTCTTGCCATCAGTGAGCTCTTTACAACGAGCCCACTTTAACACGAAGCCTGTATATTCCACGCTAATTACAGCGTAGAAATTTTTGTTCTGTCCTTCCGGGCGAATGAAAACTTCTTCTTCTTCAGTACCGGAATTTACTGAAGATTCTACTTTTTCTGTAGCTTTTTTAGCTACAATTTCAGCTTGGCGCTTTATTTCGCACCAAGCCCAGTAAGTAGTGTTGTATTCCTTATCAGTACAACTTTTTTTGTTTAAATGGCTAATAGGCGATATGAATGATAACAATCTATCATTGTTATCTTTTACTAAAACTGTACCATGTAACGATACAATTTTAACATCCTTAAAGCCTAAGCCTTCATAAAAGGCTTGGCCTTTTTTGCCTCCATTAATAATGGAAGCATACTCTTTTTTCCCTGAGAAAACTTCTCCTTTGGAATTTAATAAACCAAATACGAAGAATTTTTTTAAATTTGTTTTTGTAGTCATGATGACCTCCCTTGCCTTACGGCATTAATTAAAATAAAGGGCATAAATATATCCCTTATATAAGAACTATATCTTATATATAATATAGCTC